TCAAATTAAAAGGTCAATCATTTGTTGTACGTCAACCAGTGACCACGGACCTGTGGCAAATGCATTTAAATGGTAAACAAAGTTTAGGTATAATACCAATTAACGAGGATAATCAATGTATATGGGGCTGTGTAGATATAGACTCATACGCAGGATTTGATCACAAAAAATTAATAGATAAAATAAAACAATTTAATCTGCCTCTGGCTGTGTGTAGGTCAAAGAGCGGAGGAGCACATGTCTTTCTCTTCTCGGATCAACCCGTAGCTGCAGAAAGAATGAGGGATAAGTTAACAGAAATAAAAACACTACTAGGATACGGCGGATCAGAAGTCTTTCCAAAACAAATACAATTAAAATCAGCAGACGACACAGGTAACTTTTTAAATTTACCATACTTTAATGGTGATGACACAACACGTTATGCATTTAAAGCAGATGGAGAAGCTGCAACACTAGAAGAATTTTATAGTATCTATACAGATATAAAACAAACAGACATTACAAAAATTAAAATAGAAAGACCTAAGTCTGAGTATGATGATGCACCACCGTGTATAGAACTTATGGCTATAAATAAAATACCAGAAGGTGGTAGAAATAATTCTATGTTTCATTTTGGTGTGTATGCTAAAAAGAAATGGCCTGCAGAATGGAAAAGTAAAATGACTTTGTTTAACGCAACAGCATCTACAGTGCCGTTAAGTGAGTCTGAAGTAGAAATAATTAAAAGACAACACGATAAAAAAGACTGGGGTTACAAATGTAATGACACACCAATGTGTAATCTGTGTGATAAAAAATTATGTAGAGAAAGAAAATTTGGTATTGGTGAAGAGATAGTATTTCCTGCACTGACTGACTTACAAAAAATTAAATTAGAAAAACCATACTACTATCTTAATGTAGATGGTGAACGACTACACCTGGAAAATGTAAAATTTTTAAAACAACAAAGTCTATTCCAGGAAGCATGTATGGAACAGCTAGATTTTAAACCACCAACAGTAAAACCAAAAGACTGGGACATGATAATAAATCCACTGATGAAGAACCACGAACCAATAGATCCACCAGAAGGTGTTACTACACAGGATCAATTACAAAATCATTTAGAAGAATATTGTTTAAACAGACAAGTATCTACAGACAAGAACGATCTTAAGAAAGGTGGTGTGTGGACGAGTGAAGGCAATCACCATTTTGTGTTTGACAGATTTTTTAATCAGTTTTTAATTAGAAAACGTTGGGACATAAACTATCAACGAACAGCACAAATGTTAAAAGAAGCGTGCAATTGTGATGACAAACGTATTGGTAAAGAAAGAATATCTGTGTTTGTAGTTAAACAATTTGATAGAAAAACTGATGAATACAATCAAAAAGAATTAAAACCAAAGGATATATTTTAATGATTGATTTAATTTTATTAGTAGTTCTTACAGCTGCATGGATATGGGTAACTGTATGAAAGCAAAACAAATTACATGGAAGGGTATGACATTTAGAAGTAAATTGGAAGCAAGATACTATAACCATTTTAAAAATTTAGGATGGGATTTTGATTATGAACCTGATGTTCCTGGTTTAGTTGGTTATCAACCCGATTTTGTAATATATCCTAATAAAAAAAGAGATAGTTGGTTTGAAGAATTTAAACCAATTTATGTAGAAATAAAACCAATACGTGATGTATTTAGTTATTATGAAGATCCCGAATACAAAAATTTTAGAGAAAAAATAAAAAGATGTTGGAATCCAAAAAATGATTTAATTTTATTTGGAGGATCTTTAAAAGGAAAATGGGACCGTGCTGCAACATCTCTTTGTTTAAGAAATGAAATATATAATCATCCTACTTCATACGGCTTTCATTATTCATACCATAAAGGGTATTCACAAAATATAGGTTTAACATTAATGCATATGTATGAATACATATTAGACGAGGATACTTCTCACATCTTTTTTGATTATAAATTAGATAATCCATTAGATACACAATATGAAAAAATAATAGAAAAAGTAGAAAATTCTTGGAATAACGCATGGTCACAAATGAGATGGGAACCAAAATGAAATACAAAAATGTTTTAGGCAGAGATTTTAAAAGAAAAGAAGATGCATATAAACATTTTCAATCATTAAGAAATAAAACTCCTTTAGGAAAAATATTAGATGAAAAAACTGCTATTACTAAAAATGCAATGGATGAGTTATTTAAAAATTATTTTTTATGTAATGATGAGGATTGGTATCAAAGAAAAATAGGTCCAGGAGTTTTAAATTGGTCTTTTGGTTATGATAGTCAAGGAGGCATATGTTTATGGGTGCATCAAAAAGACAAACCTAAAGTTAAAGAATGTAAATTTGATGTTTCTCATTGGGGTGAAAAAGTCCCTGTGGCTGCAAAATGGATGTTTACTTGTTTTGGCACAGGCGTGTTAATGAATGAAAATAAAATGCACAGAGTAAAACAAGCCGCTAGAAAAGCAGTTGAAATACATAAAAAACAATTTAGAGAACAAGTTGAACCAATCTGTAATAAATGTGGAATTGAAATACATGGACTTGACGCAGAAGTAGATCATAAAGATCCTACATTTATGACTTTGTTTAACAATTTTATTAAAGAAAATAATTACGACGAAGAGTATTTATTAAAAAGTGTAAACAAACATAATAATGAAGATATTTGGTATTTTATAAATCCTGGAATGAAAGAATCTTGGATAGAATATCATTTACATAATTCTTATTTACAGTTGTTGTGTGTGACCTGTCATAAAAATAAAACATATAGGAAAAAAAAATGAGAACGATCGTATTAGGACCACCAGGTACAGGAAAAACTACAACTTTGTTAAATAAAGTTGATGACTATCTTAAACAAACAGATCCTGACAAGATAGGTTACTTTGCATTTACACAGAAAGCTGCACACGAAGCAAGAGACAGAGCAATTAAAAAATTTAATTTAACAGAAGACGATCTACCATATTTTAGAACACTACATTCACTAGCATTTAGAAAGTTAGGATTAAAAAAAGATAATGTTATGCAGCCCAGACATTACAAAGATCTAGGTAAGAAGTTAGGTTTTCCTGTAACATACGCTGACTATCAAGAAGACCAAGGTGGTATTTTTACATCAGACAGTGAGTATTTAAGAATTATACAGCTGGCACAACTACGTAACATTACACCAGAGCAACAGTTTGATTTAGCAGAACACACACAGGACTTGGAGAGAGATCAACTTAGAATTATACACAACGAACTAAGACGTTACAAAAAAGAATACAACTTAATAGATTTTAATGACATGATATTAGATTTTACAAAATCAGATGTGTCACCAAAGTTTGATGTAGTATTTATTGATGAAGCACAAGATTTATCATTAATGCAATGGGATATGGCAAGATCTATATGGAATAAAACAAAAGATTCTTTTATTGCAGGTGACGATGACCAAGCAATATTTAGATGGGCCGGTGCAGATGTAGATTCTTTTATAGCTTTACAAGGACAATACCTACCACTAACACAGTCTTATAGAATACCAGCTAAAGTACATGGTTTAGCAATGGGTATTATAAATAAAATTAAAAATAGAATTGATAAGACGTGGCAACCAAAAGTAAACCAAGGAACTTTACAAAGACATTTTGATATAGATAGTATTAATATGTCTACTGGTGAATGGCTAATACTTAGTAGAACTAGACACATGTTAAATGACATAGAAGAATCTCTGTATAGACAAGGTTTGTATTATAAAAACAGATACAAAAGAAATGATGAACAAGATTTACATGAGTGTGCAATTGCATGGGAAAGTTGTTTAAAAGGACAACCACTATCTTATAAACAAGTAGAAAACATATCTAAATACATGGGTGACAGACATTGGCAAAAGAAAAAAATAAAAGGTATGACTAAAGGATCTTTTTATAACATAGATCAATTAGTAAATGATTATGGTCTTCAAATTAAAACAACTTGGTATGAAGCATTTGACAATGCGGGTCAAACTAGAGTAAACTATTTACGTAAGATGAGAAAGAATGGAGAAAAATTAAACGAGAAACCTAGAATAGAATTATCAACTATACATGCGGCCAAAGGTGGTGAAGCAGAAAATGTTGTATTGCTAACTGATCTTACAGAAAATACTATGAGAAGTTATGAAAGAAATCCAGATGATGAGAACAGATTATTTTATGTAGGTGCAACACGAACAAAAGAAAATTTACATTTAGTAGAACCAAAAAAATATGAGAAGGGATATATACTATGAGTGCATACGACAAACAAATTGCAGGATCTCACTATCAAGGATTTAAGATTCAGCCTAGTAAATTTGTAATAGAAAATAAAATGTTATTTCCAGAAGGATGTGCAATAAAATATATTTGTAGACATCCTCACAAGGGAAAGAAAGAAGATTTATTAAAAGCAATTCACTTTATAGAAATGATTATCGAAAGGGATTACGATGCAGATACCTCTATTTAAACCACAGACAGAGTGGCTACCACCAGAAAATTTTCCAGACTTATCTAAGTACGATGAAATTGCAATTGACTTAGAAACTAAAGACCCAGACCTAATGAAGATGGGGTCAGGATCTGTAGTTGGTAAAGGAGATGTTGTAGGGATAGCTGTAGCTGTAGCAGGTTGGTCCGGTTACTATCCGATTGCTCACGAAGGCGGTGGTAATATGAGTCGAGCTAAAGTTTTAAAATGGTTTCAAGGTGTACTAAGTACACCCGCAGATAAAATATTTCACAACGCCATGTATGACGTGTGTTGGATTAAAGCGCTCAGTCTAAGTGTCAGCGGTAAAATTGTGGACACGATGATTGCATCGGCCCTTGTTGATGAAAATCAAATGCGCTATGACTTAAACAACTGTGCTAAAAGATACACCGGCAAGACAAAAAGTGAAAGCGATTTATATGCTGCGGCTAAAGATTGGGGTGTTGACGCCAAAGCAGAAATGTATAAACTACCTGCCATTTATGTAGGTGCATACGCAGAAAAAGATGCAGAAATAACTTTAGAGTTGTGGCAAGAACTTAAAAAAGAAATACTTCACCAAGATATACAATCTATTTTTGATCTCGAGACGGAACTTTTTCCTTGTCTAGTGGCCATGAAATTTCTTGGGGTGAAAGTGGACGTTCAAAAAGCTCATACAATGAAGCAAGAGTTATCGCAACAAGAAGCCAAGTTAATCCAAACAGTAAAAAAAGAAACAGGAATAGACACTCAAATATGGGCTGCAAGATCGATTGCAAAAGTGTTTGATAAACTGAAACTAGACTACGATAGAACTGAGAAATCACAAGCACCATCCTTTACTAAAAACTTTTTGCAGAATCATCCGCATCCATTGGTGAATAAGATTGCTCAAGCTAGAGAGATTAATAAAGCTCATACTACGTTCATTGATACCATATTAAAACATTCACATAAAGGTAGAATTCATGCAGACATCAACCAGTTGCGTTCAGATAATGGCGGAACTGTGACCGGTAGATTTTCATATTCAAATCCAAATTTACAGCAAATACCAGCTAGAAACAAAGACCTTGGACCACGGATCAGGGCCTTATTTGTGCCCGAGGAAGGCCATACATGGGGTTGTTTTGACTATTCTCAACAAGAACCTAGGCTGGTGGTGCATTATGCAGCTTTACAGAATCTCTATGGAGTGGGCGATGTATTGGACGCGTATCATGAGGGAGATGCGGATTTTCATACGATCGTTGCTGATATGGCAGAGATACCTAGATCACAGGCCAAGACTATAAACCTTGGTCTGTTCTATGGTATGGGTAAGAATAAATTACAAGCAGAACTTGGTATCAGTAAAGATAAGTCTGATGCTTTGTTTAAACAGTATCATAACCGAGTACCATTTGTTAAACAGTTGATGGATAATGTTATGAGTCGTGCGCAAGACTCAGGTCGAATACGTACACTACTTGGAAGACTATGTAGGTTTCATTTATGGGAGCCTAATCAGTTTGGTATTCATAAAGCATTGCCACATGATGCAGCGCTCTTGGAACACGGACCAGGGATCAAGCGAGCATTTACATACAAAGCATTAAATAAATTAATACAAGGATCAGCAGCTGACATGACAAAGAAAGCTATGATAGAATTATACAAAGAAGGCATTATACCCCATATACAAGTACATGATGAACTTGATATATCTGTTGAAGACCCTGCGCATGCAGAAAAAATAAAACAGATTATGGAATCTGCTGTTGATTTAGAAGTACCTAACAAAGTAGATTACGAATCAGGTCCTAATTGGGGCCAAATAAAATAAAATTATGGCTTACTTAAACGCAAATATTCCTATACAATACGCGCAAATAAAAAAGGAGTATTTATATGACTTTAAAAAACATCATGGCGAAGTTGAAGACTGTATTATCTTCGGCATCACATCTCTTACCGGCAGGGCTATTCTCTTCCATGCCATCATGGAAAACGGTGCTATCTTTTATCGTGTCCCCATATCGGCTTTTGTTCAACGTGGTTATGACCCCAAGTCTGTTCCATCCCAAAGACTTGATGAACTGGAACTGTGGAATAGTTTTTCTTATTACCCTGCTGTTACTAGTTGGGATATTTTAACAGCCGCATCCGGCAAATACATTGGTAAAGACAAGAAATGGTATCATGGTAAGTATTTATTTACCGTTGACTGGGGCCATCCAGATGCTAATATACTAAATTCTGATCATTCAGAGATTCCGCACGAACATAAGTGCGCTCACATAATTGCGTTAGACAACGGCAACTATGCGGCACAGCCAAACAACAGATGTATATGGGACCTACCTTCATTTACTGTGAAGGACAACATTCCTGACTGGA